AGTGTACCTGATATGTCTACGTTACCATTGATGTCAATAGTAGTGGCAGCTATCTGTATCTCTGTGTCAGCTACTAAGTCAAGCTGTCCGTCTGTACTAGAGTTAATGTATATAGCCGTGTCACGGAATTGTATCTTTTCTGTAGAAGCTACAAGTATGTCATCTGAAAACTCAAAGTAGTCTTCGTCTTCCATCCACTTGAGAACACCGTCATTGCTTTCACCATCAAAGGTAACAGTAATGTCTGTACCTGATGTTGCGTCACCGATAGTAATAGACGTACCAAGAAGTTTAGTAATTGGTCCACCTTCGGCTGCAGTGCCATCATGTGTGTGTCCTGAACTCGTTGCAAAAGCTGCTAATAACTGGTTAAACTCGTCATTAGTATGTGCCGCTGTTATTGTATCTCCATCAGAGTATGAGGACTGTCTTGTGTACGTTGCTCCCATTTACCTTCTTGCTCCTAATTGATATTCCAACTGAAATCCCTTGAGTGAGTATGGTGCAGTTGAGCCACCATCGTTTACTCTTAGTGCTACGGCAAACCCTGATCCTTCTACAGCTTGCCTTACTAGCGGTTGTGATGCACCTCCGTAAGTTCCTATTGCAGAAGAAGAAGTGCCGTATGTGGTTGTTCCGTATATAGCAGCAATATCACTTGAGTCTAATGCGTATGCTGCAGGTCTTGCTGAATCTGCTGATTCATAATCATATCGTAAGAATAAGTCTGCATCTATTGTTGATTCAGGTGCAAAGTTAACAACTACTCTTTGCATATGTTTACGAATACCTGCATCGTTAAATGTTAAATCAGGACTACGGTATTTACCTAATATTGCAGTTCCATCAAAGTCATTTCCTGATTCTTGCCTGTATATGTATCCGTTTGCGTAGTCTCCATGCAGAATTATAACATTTCCTGCTTTTACAAAACTATCAGTACATGCAGGTTTTATTCCTCTTATTTCAGCAAACTCAAAGTTTTGCCCTTTCATAACACAGATAACACCTTTAGTAGAGTTCTGTCCTGTACCATCTTTAGTAAAAAATATTCGGTACTGTGTTTTATCTGGTATAACCAAACTCTCAAACTCAGAAGCACTAGATAGGTTATCATCAAAAATAGACTGAACATTCGCACTTATTGTACCTAGCTCAACGTCACCAATTCTAGCAGTACCTGCAACAGTACGTAAGCCATCTGGTCCTAAGAATATTAAGTCACCTGCAAATTCTTGGATAGTATCGCCATTAATGCAGCCAATGCTTCTCGTAACAGGTGTAATAGCAAAGTCACTTGACGTACTTCCGTTTAACTTAAATATTCTATTCTGACAAAATATAAACAGATTATCACGGAAAACTTTAAGACCTGTTATAGTATCGTCAACTTTTATACTTCCTGCACCACTGCCTGAATTAAATGCGTCTTCATCGTTTGGCTGACTAAACACCATAGTCTGTGGTGTACTAGATTTACCTGCATAGAACATGTGGTTTTTAAAAGCTACCACATATTTAGAACCTTCAACTGTGCTTTCTGTTACATCTGTTGCTGCTAATGAGCTATTAAAAACAGTAGGGTCATTAGCTCCGTCTACAACAATTATCTTATCTGTACCATCAAAGTTAAAGCGTTCAAAGTTGTACTTACTTGCACTAGTTCTTCCGCTATCTCTAGTTGTCCAACTTGAACCACCTGCTGTGGCACTGTAAATACCAGTTCCTCTTGCTGCTAATACATAGTCACCAAAGGTTGCAACCATTAAAACTTTTTCACTAGAAGAACTTGTGTATGGAACAACGACACTTACATACTTACTAAAACCGTTTATTCTTCTGTAGCCGCCTTCAATGTCTGGTTCAAAGTTTTGTAGTTCTAATGCTTCACCTGCTTGCATCATAAAGGTTGATCTGTTTAGAACTAACCCACCTTCGCAGTTAAAAGCTACTGGTTGTACTTGCGAATTATCAGGCATACTAAGAAACTCTTATATTTAAATCTGAAAATCCTGCAGATGCTCTTGGAATGTATGTTGATCGTAAATAATCAAACTTGTTAATTAATAGGGTTTGCATGTTTTTAATACCTTGCTCAAATCTAGCAAAGTTAAGCTGATACTGTGTAGTTTCACCACGATACTGATAAACAAATGCTGTTGCACCATCTACTATAACTGGATCAAATCTTGCAGGTATAGAAGTAGTACTATCGTATGCTGATAAATCAGAAGGATACGTATAGTAATCAAACTTTACAGAATACTTTTTATTGGGAAAAGGGTATAGCAGATAATTATTATCGGCTGATCTGGTAACAAAACGAGGTATACCGCCTTGTGAAAATTGTGTAACAGTAACACCATTATCATGAGAAGCAGCAGTTGTTGAACTTGCTCCTCTTGTACATCCTGTTAACGTATTTGTACTAATACCAGTATACGATATTTGCTCATTGTCAATATATACTGTACCACTACTATCAAAATCTGAAGCACTAGTTAAATCTATTTCTGTTTCAGAAGTATCTATTGCTTCTGCAGCAGTAGTAGAATTAATCTCATCTTCTTGTGTTATGTAGTTGTTAATGTAATCGTTATAATTAACTATGCCTAATTTACCGCCACTTGTTCCTAGATCGCCATCTTTAACTAATCTAAAAGTATTATAATCTACATTTTTAGTACTTGAAGGTAGACTATAACGAACCACACCTGCTGTTAGTGTTTGCGTAGCTGTAGCATGATTAAAAGGATAGTTAAACTCTCGTTGATTTATATAACGAATTGTTTCATTAACTGCATTCTGAGCTTGTATTTGTATTCCTCTAGCAGAAGTAAAATTAGAAGACGTTAATTGAACTTCATTTAATCTAGCCAAAACACTATTAGTTAATGATAAATATGTTCCTGACATATTGCTTCCTTATACTAGGCTAATTTTGTCATTTCTATTACAATCCAGTATGTCTCTGTATTAGCATGACCTACTGTAGTAAATAGTATATCTCCAGTTTTACCACTTCCTGCATTATTGGTTAATCCACCAAACCCACTAAAATCCCAATGTTCAGGTCCACCGTCAGCTAAGTAGATTGCTTCTACGTTAGATGAGGCATCCCATAAAACACTTACAGACAAGCCATTACATCTTGCCCATATTTTATCTATTCTTACTTCTGTACATGTAGCAGGATCAGTAGTATCTACTCTTTGCCCTGCAGTAAATGCACTAACATCTACTTTGTTAACAGTACTTTCACCTGTTCCATCACTTGTATTAGTAAACTTCATCACAAGTTTGTGAGGTGTATCTACTATTGTTTGACTTGTAACTGCATCTGCCATATTAAATCCTCATTATGTTAAAAGGAAGGGCAACTTAATGCCCTCCCCAATAGTAAATTTAAGCGAGTTGATCTCTATCAACATCAGCAGCCCTTCCAGACGCTCCAAGATCGTTACAGTCGATTACACAAGCGTATGCTCGTAATCTTCCTGTAGCAGGAGCAGCACCTGCAATTTTGCAGTCAATCGTATCAGTAGATGACTGAAATTGCGTAAACAAGGACGCAGCACCTGTGGTAACATCATTAGACTGTCCGTTACTACCTTCAGCACAGTAACCTGTGGAAGTAATATCAGCACCGTCAATCATGTCATCACCTGCGGCAAAGTCCATGTCCAAAGTACAGCTTCCAGTGAAAGCTTTCTCTACTTCAGCACCTGCGAATAGAACTAATGTTCCTGCAGGTATCTCAATTAGTTGAAAGATGTCACCATCTGCGCCTGAGTATCCTGCAGCTACAAGTGCGTCAATATCCAAATAAGCTTGGATCATTCGCATTGCGCCCATACCAGTTTGAGTTGGTAGAGTTGCTAGAGAGTCAGAAGAAACACCAGTGGTGTCTTTAGATGTCATATCATAAGTTGCCATTAGTTATCCCCCCCTAGAAGCCAGATACATAATATGCACGAGATAGAGCCTCAGGCTTGAGAATCTTTCGTCCATATAAGTGCATACCACGAACAATGTCAGCAAAGCTGTCAGGGTCACGATATGATTCGGTTTTGTTGATCTGCTCCGCAGTTGCAACAGAAGAACTATGACCTGCACAGATTACACCAAAATGTGTAGATCCTGTAGCAGTAGCTCCAGTTGCTCCATTGCCTTTAGCAGGAAGGTTGTTAGACATATAGACTTTAAACCCATGCACATTGTTGAGAATCAAGCCATTTTGTAGCCCTGATCCACCCCAATCTGATTGGAATAGTCTTGAGTCTTCGTCCTTCATTAGCTCTGCAAAAACAGGGTCAACAACTAACCAACGATCCGAAGAAGGAACATACTGTTGGTCAAGCTTTCTTGACATTCTTGCAATAACAGCTAAAGGAGTAGCGTTAGCAGTTGTCGTGTTCAATGAGTCACCACCTGCACGAGGCTTAACAACAATAGAGTTACCTGCAGTACCACCATTGAAATCATTAGCATCAACTAGCATAGAATCAAGTAATTCGTCTGATCCTGCACTAGAGACAGCTTTTGTTCCAGATACGGTAGTGTTTGCGGCACTAGCTACTGAGTTTAAGCTTGACTGCTTCCAACCTGATAGATAACCAAGAACTTCTTGGTCAAACTGGTCAGATAGTCTGTAAGCAGCACGATTAGATGCCATTTCACTGAAATTGACATGTGAGTGAGCCTCTTCAATGTCATCAACTTTAAATGCAAAATAGTTTGCTTTGTCAACAACTAGTGAAAAGTCTTCGTCATCGAGGTCTTGAGGCGAAATTTGTGCGCCACGAGCATACTCTTTGACTGTGATTTCAGGTTCTTTGATAATCTTCACGGTATCACCCATTGCAGAAATCTCACCAAAATAATCGGAATTGGTGATTTCCTCTACAACAGACTTCTTCCTGAAGGCTAGTTGAACCTGCTTAGAATAGATTACTGGCGAGAAATTACCATTAGGTAAATTGCCATAACCTGCAGCAGTTTTAAAAGCCATAATAAAATCCTCCTTAATAGGTTAAGTTAGGCTTATGAGATTTATAAGCGAAAAGTACCAGATAAGGGCAAAGCGTCAATAAGGTGTAAAGATTTAAATGTTGCGCTACATTTATTTCTCTAGGCTCATACAGCTTTGGTGAGCTTTAGGGTATCGTTTGCTTTTGAAAGCATACATCCAGAATTAGACGTATGCTATTAGTTATAGTGATAAATTACACAATGTCAACACTTTTTATCGTGCAGCACCACTAATATCGTAAATAAATTTTCCTGCTCTAATTGATTCCATTATAGACTCAGCATTTTTTTCGTATTCTCTATCCGACATTTTGTCAACTTGAGACTCTCGCCATTGTCCTTTTGTTTCATCAGTAACAGGTGTAGTTTTTGAACGAGTATTAATTTCGGTTGCAGCAGACTTGTCCTTTGAGGAAGACTTCTTGCCTGTTATTCCTTTATCCGATTTATACAAATCAATAACTCGTGCAGTAGACTTAGCATCGTCAGCATTTTCATAAAGAGCGTCTTGTACCCATTTAGGCTGTGCTTCAGCCCAATCATGAAATTCATCTGACTCTCTTATTTCAGCAAAGTCTGGATGTAAAGCCATTAACTCTGCTTCTGCTTTGTCTCTGGTAGCAGTATAACGCATCTCTTCGATTTGTTTTACTCTATCATCAAGCTCTTTAGCTTTTTCAGATGCTTTTTTATCTGCTATAGTTTCAACAATAGCTGCTACATCAGGATATTTTTTAGTCCACTCTCCTATCTCTGCATCAGATTTAGGTAGAACCAATTCGTTTTTAGTTGCTTTATCAAGCTGTGCTTCTAAAGCTTCAATACGAGATTGCCACTCTTTTTCCTTAGTAGCCATGTGTCTTCGTATATCACCATAGCGTTTCTTAAATGATTCATCTTCTTTAGAGAGAGGAACATCTGTAGAAGCTTCAGTTTTTACTTCTTCACCTTCTTGCTCTTTCTGTTCTGCGTCTGTAGACTCTTTAGAAAGAAGCTCTTTAAGTTCCTGTTCATCTTTTTCGATGCGCTCTTGGTTTTTAGTTTTACGTTGACTAACGAAACCTGCCTTTTTTACAGGTTGTACTTCGGCTAATTCTGCCATATTAATTTACTCCTTTATTGGGGTTGACTGTGATGGTCAAGTAGCCTAAGAGTAAGACTTAGGTTTTCTTTTTTCGTTTGTTAACTAACCCTCCTTTATTGAGGGGTGTAAACGCCTCACTTCCTTTAAACATTGGATTAGTCTTTTGTTGTTTAGTAGGCATTGCACCTAACCCTGCGTATCTTGCAGAGCTTGCTGCTAAACCTCTATCTATTTTATCTTGTTCTGTTTTGTCTTCTTTTTTAGCAATGTTTTCAGCTTTTTTTACAGCTTGTTCTTTTTGTTTTTTCATTGCTTGTTTTACTTGCTTATTTACTGTTGACTTTTCAGTCATATTATTTTCTGCATTTAAATTCTTAGCTATTTGTTTTGTTTTAGCAGCAGCACCTACTTCTGCAAGTTCTGTTTTCTTTTGATTTACTAAGGCTTGTCTATCTGCAGAAAGTGGAGTTTGATACTTTTCTAAGTCTTCTCCGAATAAACCTTTTCCGTATTTAATTTTTGTGGCCGTTGTAGGATCAAATGATGCTATTTGTTCTGGAGTTAAGTCGTGATTAGGAGGAAACCCAAAGTATTCATTAAGCTCTTTTCTAGATACATATATATTTTGAAAGCCTCCTATATTATATCTAAATTTATCATTGGCTCTGCCCATATTACTCGGTTGATAGAATACTCTTCCTGATTGTTCTCCATCTTTACCTAAACCTTTCAGTTCCATACTACCTAGATTGTAAAAGTCTCTTGCAGCATATTCTGTTCCTTTAAACTGAAAGTTTTTATTAAATTCTGCTTTTTCTGTTTTAATAGCAGCCATATATTCTTTCATTTTTTGATCTAGTAATGTTTGACTAGGTGTTTCAGTTAAATCTGTTTGGTTTGAAGGTTTAAAAAGATTAGTAAATGCTTCAATAGGATTAAAACTTGTTTTCTCTACATTATCCGTTTGTAATTTAAATATTTCTGCTGCAATTATATCAGAATCTTTCATACTTGGATCGCTTAATATTTTATCTGCTTGTTCTCGTCCTGCTGCAGAAGTCATACTAGCTACTAGATTACCTCCTGGGATAAAAGATGCTATTTTAGCTAAAGAGTTATTATAGCTTTCTCCTGCATCAATAAAATCTTGAGATGTATAGTCTTGGAAACCTGTAGGCATATAATCTAAATCTCCAGTAACACCTACTCCTCTTGCAGATCCTTTTTCTTTAGGATCATACGGAGTATCACGTAGCTGACTGTATGGTTTTACTTCACTATCGTCAGTACCAAAACGCTCTTCTGCTTTCTCTTGTACTGTTTCTTCTTCTTCTTTTTCTTGTACTGGCTCTTCAGGTACAGTAGGATCTGGAACAGTCTGTCCTTCCATAGGCAAGTATCCCATCGGAATAACGTCTAGAGGCTGACCACCCATAAAACGTACATAAATAATGTTAGAACCATTAGTATACTTTAGATATTTTATTGCACTTTGCTGTACTTCTTTATCAGCTATTTCAGCAGCATCACTAAGAGCCGTTCCTGCTTTAATAACATTACCACCATTTTTATAGCCTGTCATTAAGCCGCCTACATTTACCTGTCGTGTTCGTA